AAGGGAAGTAATATAAGAAGTAATTTATTTGGATTAGAATATCAGTTGTTCCTAAACGATTTGTATCAGTTTGGTTCAGTTGATATTCTTTCTTATTTTATGACTAAGACATATCTTGAGACATTAGATATGGTCTTAAATAATGGAGCATTTATACCTTTCAGATTTAATAGACGCTCTGATCGTTTATATATTGATACTGATAGATTAATGTTAGATGAGGGATCTTATATAATTCTTGATTGTCATAGGTTATTAGATCCATCAACTTATACTGAGGTTTATAATGATCCTTTCTTAAAGAAATATACTACTGCACTTATAAAAAGACAGTGGGGGCAAAATCTTATTAAGTTTAAAGGTGCACAATTACCTGGTGGTATAACCATGAATGGTAGAGAGTTATATGAAGATGGTAATTCTGAAGTAATGAAGATTGAATCTGAGATTACTACTACATATGAACTTCCACCTAACTGGGAAATAGGTTAATGGCTAAGAATACATACTTCACCCATGGTACTAGGAATGAGCAAATTCTTCAATCGAATCTGGTAGATGAATATCTAAAGATGTTTGGATTGGATATTGTTTATATCCCTAGAAAACTAGTAAGGAAGGACACTATATTAAATGATGAGGTTATCTCAGAATTTAATGATAGTTATATTATGTCTGGTTATCTAGAGAACTTTGCAGGATTTGATGGTAACGGAGATTTCTTAACTAAGTTTGGTATTCAATCTAGTGACGAGATAAACTTAGTAATATCTCGTGGTATGTATGAAGATTTTGTTGCATATTCAATGACTGGAGCAGAGCATGTTGAGGTGGGAAGTAGACCACAAGAGGGAGATCTAGTATGGTTTCCTTTATCTGCTAACTTATTTGAAATTAAGTTTGTAGAGCATGAGGATCCTTTCTATCAGTTCGGTAAGTTATATACATACAAACTTAAATGTGAACTCTTCCAGTACACTGGAGAAACTGGTGGTGGAGATGGTATACTTGATAGTCAGGTAGATGAAGGGTTTGTTGTTAAATACTATTATAGTAGTATTACTGGAGCACCATCAATAGGTGAGATAGTAACTGGTGGTACTAGTGGTACTACTGCTAAAGTTAATTTATGGAACTCTGCAGAATCTTGGGTAGAGTTAAGAGCATTTGATGGAGAGTTTCAAACTGGTGAGACACTCACAGGAACTGATTCTGGTTTCACTATAAATATAACTACATTCGATGAACTTAACATTAAGGACGCTTATGCAGATAACTTAGATTTCGAGACATTAGGTGATAACCTTCTCGATTTCACTGAGTTTAATCCGTTTGGCGAATTTGGAAATAGGAGTTAATTATGCTAGGAACTTACAATTACGATCAAATTATACGAAAGACAGTTATTGGATTTGGTACACTATTCAATAATCTGGAGATTCGTAGATACAATGATGATAACACCACCTATCAAAGGATGAAGGTGCCTCTTGCTTATGGTCCTCGATCAAAATTCTTGGCAAGATTGACAGAGCAACCAGAACTTGGTAGACCTAATGCAATATCTCTACCTCGTATGTCATTTGAAATGAATGGTATTTCATATGATCCTGCTAGGAAACAGAGTCCAATAAACTATACTACTACTGGTGGAGATCCAACTAAAGGTGTTAAGAAGACATTTGTACCAGTTCCATATAATCTTGGATTTGAACTGAATGTAATCACAAGGACACAAGAAGATTCACTTCAGATCACAGAGCAAATACTTCCAACATTCCAACCAGCATTTAACTTATCAATTAAGTTAGTAGAGGAAGCAAATATAATTAAGGATGTTCCTATCATTTTAAATAATGTATCTTTTGTTGATGATTATGAAGGTGACTTCTCTGATAGAAGAACTATTATTTGGACATTAGATTTCATAGTTAAGACATACATTTACGGTCCTACTACTGATGTTGGATTCATTAAGAAAGCAATTACTAAAGAGTATAGTACCACTAAGATTGATTCTCCAGGACGTTACCGTAAGTATGAGGTAACTCCTAAGGCGAAGATAGATAAGAATGCAGATAACGTTATTGATGCTATTGATGATTCACTATTGGTTCCTGGTGATGACTTTGGTTTCAACGAAACTGCTAGTTTCTTTGAGGATGTATAATGGATACAAGTGGTATCGAGAAGAGTTTAAATGTAGCAGCTGAAATAGTTCCTGCAGATAAACCTAAACCAAAGAGAAAGGAACGTGAGGTTGATATCGAAAGAGATATTAAAAAAGATTATGATTATTCTCGTGGTCAATTATATGATGTTATAGAAAAGGGTCAGGAAGCATTGAGTGGTGTCTTAGATGTTGCTAATAATACTGACCACCCCAGAGCATTTGAGGTTGCAGGTCAATTAGTTAAGAGTGTTTCAGACGCTACTGAGAAATTAATAGATCTTCAGAAGAAAATGCAAGACCTAGAAGAAGGTCCGAAGAAATCAAAGGTTACTAACAATAATGCTTTGTTCGTTGGATCTACAGCAGAATTGTCGAAACTGCTGAAACAAGGTCTTATAGATAATAAATAAAAGAAACTTCAGTACAATGTTCATCATTAAACCATTAACAACTGCAGTAGATATTAATTCGGGAGCTAGTAATGTCTCTAGTAGCAAACTGGTTTCTGTTTTGAATCCTGGAGCAGGAGCAGTAAAAATTACATCAACACCTCATGGTGACTCAAATTATTCTTCAGCATCCGAAGTTTATGTTGGTGCAGGAGAAAGAATAGTAATAAAGAAAGAAAGCGATCAAACTTTACAAGCAGATGGATCAGGAAGTGTTTGGGCATCAGGAGTAGCATTCCAAGCTTAATAAAACTATATAATTTGTTATGACTTCAGCTGAGAAGTTTGCTATCTGTGAAAAATGTGAGCATTTTAAGCAGTCAACAAAACAATGTAAACTATGTGGGTGCTTTATGCCTTTGAAAACTTTACTACCAGGAATGGTTTGTCCTGATAATCCACCCAAATGGGGGATGGGTTAATGGGAAAACGTCTTGCTCAAGCAGAGATATACTTAGGTAATCCTAATCTTAAAAGGGCTAATGTACCTATCAACTTTACACAAGACCAAATACAGGAGTATTTAAAGTGTAAAGCAGATCCAGTATATTTTGCAAAGAAATATATTCAAATTGTTTCTCTTGATGAGGGTCTAGTACCATTTAATCTCTATGATTTTCAAGAGGAAATGGTTAGATGTTTTCATGCAAATAGATTCAATATAGCAAAGTTGCCACGACAGACAGGTAAGTCAACCACTGTTGTGGCTTATCTTATGCACTATGCTATCTTTAATGATAATGTTAACATTGGTATACTAGCAAACAAGGCACCTACTGCAAGAGAACTATTAGGTAGATTGCAATTAGCATATGAAAACTTACCTACATGGTTGCAGCAGGGAATCATAGCATGGAACAAAGGTTCTATGGAGCTAGAAAATGGATCAAAAATTCTCGCTTCTTCTACTTCAGCATCTGCTGTCCGAGGTATGTCCTTTAACATCATCTTCTTGGATGAATTTGCGTTCATACCTAATCATATTGCAGAGCAATTCTTTGCCTCTGTTTATCCTACTATATCATCTGGTAAGTCCACCAAAGTCATCATCATCTCCACCCCCAATGGAATGAATATGTTCTATAAGTTGTGGCATGATGCAGAACTTGGTAGAAATGAATATGTAACTACGGAAGTACATTGGAGTCAAGTCCCTGGCAGGGATGAAAAGTGGAAGGAACAAACTATTGCCAACACATCCGAAAGACAGTTCACTCAAGAGTTTGAGTGTGAGTTCTTAGGATCTGTTGACACATTAATTTCAGCAGCTAAGTTAAGAGCATTAGCATATGATGAACCTTTACATCAGAGTGGTGGTTTAAAAATATACGAAAAACCTCAGGAGAAACATGAATACTTAATGACTGTTGACGTATCTCGTGGTGTTAATAATGATTACTCAGCATTTATATTATATGATATAACAACTGTACCTTATAAAATTGTTGGTATCTATAGGAATAACGAAGTTAAACCTATGGTATTTCCTAATATTATAAATCAAATTTCAGTGCAATATAATCAAGCATACATTCTATGTGAGGTAAATGATATTGGAGATCAAGTAGCATCTATACTACAGTACGATCTTGAGAATGAGAATGTGCTTATGTGTGCTATGAGAGGACGTGCAGGTCAAGTTGTAGGACAAGGATTTTCTGGTACTAAAACACAGTTAGGTGTTAAGATGAGTACTACAGTTAAGAAAATAGGATGTTCAAACCTTAAACAGTTAGTAGAAACAGATAAAGTTTTAATCAATGACTATGATATTATTGCTGAACTTACTACTTTTATTCAGAAAAGACAATCGTTTGAAGCAGATGATGGTTGTCATGATGACTTAGCAATGTGTCTTGTTATATTTGGATGGTTAGTTGCACAAGATTATTTCAAAGAGATGACTGATAATGATATAAGAAGTAGAATTTATGAAGAACAAAAGAATCAAATAGAACAAGACATGGCACCATTTGGTTTCATTGATGATGGTTTAGGAACTTATGAAGTTGAAAAAGATAATACAGGTAATGTATGGGTAGTTGCAGATAATAAAGGATGGTATGAGGGTGAGAGTCCTAGAGATGAATATGGTGAACTTAGTTCTTTGTGGGAGTATAGGTAATGGAAGATTTTGGATTTGGTCTAGATAAGGTCTTATTCAAAGAAAGAATTTGTCGAGTATGTAATACTAAGAAAAACTTGATAGAAGATTTCTATTTGACACGTAAAAGTAGAAAAGGATATCCCTCTGCATATTCATATGAATGTAAGATATGTACAGTTAAAAGAATAACATCTAAGAGAAAAAGTAAGAAGAAAAATAGACCTAGACCTTTACCTCCATACCTAGCAGATTATCCTGATTGGTAGTGTGTTCATGTATTGTTTCCCCACTGAAAGAGTGGAAAATAATAAATATAATTTAGATATATGACTAATCCAAAAGGAGATACACATGGCAACTTTACGCTCACCTGGTGTCGTCGTCAAGGAACTCGACCTAACCAATGGCAGAGCTGAGATTGGAATTAATAATATTGCTGGATTTGCAGCACCATTCACGAAGGGAGAATTAGGTTCTCCAGTTACTATAAGTTCTGAAGCAGGACTAATAGAAGCTTTCGGGGAACCCGTGGCACAGAATTCAGAATACTTTCTCTCAGCAACAAACTATTTAAACTATGGTGGAACACTTTCAGTAACTAGAGTTAATACAGCTGCACTTAAGAATGCAGTTTCACGTCTAGGACAAAGTGTATCATCAATAACTATAAACAACCCTACCACTAACGGTAAGTATGTAGTAGCACCCACAGTAAGTTTCAGTGGTGGCGGTGGATCTAACGCTGCAGGTACTGCAGTTCTAGATGTTAATGGTAGAGTATCACAAGTTGTTATAACAAACTCAGGAAGTAACTATTCATCACAACCTACAGTTACCTTTGGTGCTGTTGGTGTAACTGGACAGGCAACAGCTGCTCAAGGTAGTACAGCGACTGCAACAGCATCACTCGCTAACCTTAATGCTGGTGCTTTGACTGGTAACTTAACAATCACTGATGGTGGTACTGGGTATTCTTCAAACCCAACTGTAACAATCTCAGGTGGTGGTGGTAACTCAAGTGGTGTAACTGTAACTCCTACAATAGTAGATGGTGTTATTACTAACATTGCAGTTTCAGGTGGTTCAGGTTATTCATCTGCTCCTACAATAGACATTAGTGCTCCAACTGGATTAGAATTAACACTAACTTCTGGTGGTACTAACTACGATCCAACAGCTACTTATAACGTCACTACTACTGGTGGTGCTTCTAACACTGGATTTGCTGCTACAGCAGATGTTAACAGTTCAGGTATTATCACTGGATTTACAGTAAGTAACTATGGTGATTTCACAAACTTCTCTGGAGTAACAGTTGTAATTCCTATTCCAGGTACAACAGCAGTAGGTACAGCAGTAATTGCTGCAGATTCAATTAAGATTGAAAACAATGAAGTTTATGATGCACAGTATAACGACAACACAACAGGATGGTTGTTCGCTGCTAAAACTGCTGGAGCATGGGGTAATGGAATCCGTGTATGTGCTGTTGATAATGGTCCTAGGCAATCTATTGCTCTTACGGCTGGCGACACCGCAATTGGTAACGTCTCTGTTGGAGATTATGTAACATCAGGATCTAAGAAAGGTAAGGTTATTGACGTAAGTGCAATAACATCTGGTGGTACTACAACTAACTGGGTTCATATTGTTAACGTTGATAATGCATCTAATGCTTATCTAGAGAATCCTAGTGCAGGACAACTCTTTGCTGCTGCTGATGCTTTAACTATTGGTGCTAACACTGGTACTGCAGCATCTGTAGATGGTGGAGAAACATGGTGGGATAACCTAAAACTTTACAGTGGTTCTAACCTAAGTTGGAATTCAGTTTCTGCACGTCCAGTAAACACTGCAGACGGTGAAGCATATGCAGGAGATGCATATGGTAGAGATGCAGTTCACGTTGCAATCGTTGATGAAGACGGTAGCATTACTGGATCTAAAGATACAATTATCGAGAAATTTACTTACCTATCAAAAGCATCTGATGGTAGAGGACCACAAGGTGGACTTAACTACTATAAGAATGTTCTTGCAGATGGTAGTGAGTTCATCTATGCAGGTGATACAATCTATGAAGCAAATACTAGAACACAAGATTTTGAACCAGTAGGTTCTAAAGATTATGATCTAACTGCTGGTGCAGATTATACAGCACTTGCAGGTGGAGCATGGGATCTTGCATCTGCTGACTTCAATACAGCATATGATGAGTTCAGAGAGATTGATAGTATCAATCTTGAGTATCTAATTGTTGGTCCTGGTCTAGATACTGAGACAAAAACTAGAGAGAAACTCAATCACATTGCAGGTATTGCTGCAGAGAGAAAAGATTGTGTAGCATTCGGATCTCCTTTCAAAGGAAACATTATTGCTTCTACTGGTCTTCCACTAGCTAACAAAGATATCGTTAAGAACATTAAGGATTTCTACAGTGCCGTTTCAAGTAGTTCATACTTAGTACTTGATAGTAACTACAAGTATGTCTATGACAGATGGAATCAAAAGTATATTTACATTCCATGTAACTCAGATACTGCAGGACTAGTTGCAGAGACAGCAATTAGACAAGAACCATGGTTCTCTCCAGCAGGATTCTCTAGAGGTGCTATTAGAAACCTTGCAAAACTTGCTTGGAATCCTACTAAGACAGATAGGGATGAACTTTATGCAAATAGAGTTAACCCAATTAGTACATTCCCTGGACAAGGTGCAGTTCTATTTGGTGATAAGACAGCACTCGCAACTCCTAGTGCATTCGATAGAATTAACGTTCGTCGTCTGTTCATTGTTGTTGAGAAAGCAATTGAAGAAGCAGCTAAGGCACAACTATTTGAACTCAATGATGAGATCACAAGAAATGTCTTCAAAGGAATTGTTGAACCATTCCTACGTAACATCCAATCAAGAAGAGGTATTACCGAGTTCTTAGTTGTATGTGACGGGTCGAATAACACATCTGCTGTTATAGATAACAACGAGTTTGTTGCTGATATTTACATCCAACCAACACGTTCTATAAACTACATTACTTTGACATTCGTTGCTACGAGAACTGGTATCAGCTTCTCTGAAGTAGTTGCCAGCTAAATAACAAAAAGGAGTTAATAACAAAAAATGCCTAACATTATAGATTTTAAATCAAAA